ATGGGTAAGAACCATCTTGCCAATTGTATGCTACAGTTCCTGGATTGTCTGTATAATAGAAACCTGGATAATCCCAGCTATATGTTCCTGAATAGTTTTCTACTTTAATTAATAGGTTATCTGTGTTGTTCCATGAAAATGGAGAATCTAAAGTAATTTCATTCCAACCTACATTCCACACTAAAGTACAATAATATACCAAGATCCAATCAGAGGATACATGATTTGATTCTTCTGCTTCCTCAACAGAGGCATTTGGAAAAGAAGATAAAGTGGTATGTGCCATGTATATTTTTTGATTGGGCATAGTATAATCTGCAGGAGTATCTTGAACATTGAAACGAATTTGAGTAATTTCTCCTTCCATATCTATTTCACTTTGTTGATATATCATAGTGGACCATGAATATTCATAGAAACCATAAGAAGGAATATCATATACAACACCTGTTCCAGCTCCAATTGTAACTAGGTTGGGAGGATCAGATGATACTGTAGCTTCATACGCTAATTGAGTACTTCCATTTAAGACTCTACAACTATATCGTGTTAATAGAATTGAATAATCTCCGGTAGTTGGACATTCCCATACAATTTCTGATTGTAATCCAAATGTATCATCATTAAATGCGATTATAGTTCCGCCTGTAGGGCTATCATATAGTCTTAAATATGTGTCTACTGTTGTTAACCCAATTGTAGAAAAAGTATACGTTACACCAGCGGTAGCTGAGAAATTAAATGCTCTTCTACCATTTCCATAACTTGTGGTGTATTGGATAGTTGAGGTAGGAGTTATAATTTCGTTTGAGGATACTGTATTACAGTATTGTGGGGTTGTTATGAATGGAAGAATTGATAGCAATAAAAGGATAAAATTTTTCATAAAATTTAATTTTAAAATTAAACTCACTTGAAGAATCCTTAATGGAAACCCCCATCTAACCATGGGCCGGTTGAGTACTACATATAAATATAATAAAGCTATTAAAAAAGTGTATTTTTTATATAAAAATTATTGATTCTATCAAGTTTGTGATGTGGTTCAATAAAAAGTGGAATACTTATAACTTTTATTAATTAGTCCTACAAAACAATTTTACTATAATTTTTACTTTTTACTTTGTTTAAAGCCATCTCATATATATCATATAATCTGACATATTTATATTCTTTAATATTTTTAAGTTTACTTACCTCATCAAAAACTTGGTCTCTTAAACCTAATGTGTATGCCTCGTACACAACATCCTCAATCCTATTCATAATCTTTATTTTTATACATTATTATAGTAATAACTATGCTTAACATGTTAATAAATCATTAAGTTTTTTTATGAGCGTTAACATTTTTTTCATTTACTTCAACGATAGATAAATCCATTTTTGGTTTTTCTTCCAAAACATCGTATTTACCCTTACCTGATTGTTCTTTCCATAATAAGTCACCTTCCTTAGGATAATCAATACCCCACTTAACAGTGGATTCATTTTCCATTATTTTTTTAGAATCTTTATGTAGTGGTATTATATATCTAAACTGTTTTCCCCTAATTCTACGAATACCCTTAAATTTCATAAAATCAGGAGTCATCCAAAATAACTTTTCCTTACCTAAAAATTCCGCGTTCTCTTGTAATAAAGATTTGGCACTTCTTGGGTGTATTTTCTCACCAGTTGGTGATATGTAAATGTCGGTCCAAATAAATCCACCATATTTAAAATTAGAAGCTTGGTAAACATACCCAACCTTACCAACTATGCCATCCGCCCATGTATATAAAAACTTTTTTTCAGGTAGGTTTTCTTTCATCCATCTAACAACACAAGAAATCATTTGTGATTCCGAGTTTCTAGGCATTTTATCATCCATACACATTTTACCAATCTCATAATAATCTTCTGAAACTAAATTAGGGAAAAGTTTTTTAATGGTTTGTAAGGGTTGAGTTCCCCAACCCAATGTTAAAACACCTACCAGTTCTTCACCCAAAAAACAACCCAACCAATGTTTGGTTAATCTAGGCATAACTTTCGAGTAATGTCGTTCTTGGATAAACTCTATTGCTATAGTTTTATCAATTTCTCTTATATCGAAAAAATATTTCATGTATCAATAATAAGATAAAAATTATTAACCTTGTAGTCTTTCACCCGTTTCTTTTATGGTAAATTGTGATAGTTGGTTGGTCCCACTATTTCCTCTTTTGCCTGTGATATGTTTTAACAAACCACCATTATAAAATTTGTTTGGTGTATTAAATGTTTCGCCTTTAAAATGTAAGATTCCTTTAGTGTCTAATAAAACATCGTAATCAACACCTTTATAAGTTCTAATTAACATCGTGTCTTTGCCGAATCTATTTGCGGTATCGATAAGTCTAGTATCTTCAGGTTCCATTATAGATTCTTTTTCTTCCTCGATATCATAAAACTCTGCACCATACGCTACCATAAAATTAATAAACTCACCTGTTAGGGTGTCTTCATCATCTTTAAACCATTCACCATGAACTCTACGACTATCTAAGATTGCGTGTAACATCTTTTCCACCCGATTCATATCATCTACTTTATAGGTAGAAATAATACGATAACCAATAGGACTTTTAGTTCTGTTAAGTTGATTTTCTCTTGATAATGGGTTTACTGATAACCCTATTTTTTTATCTGTTATCGCTATTTCACGACCTAGAACATCATAATGTTCCCCTAAATAAATGTATCCTTCCATATTTTATTTATTAGCATATAGTTTAACTGATTCATCCCATGGTGTATTTCTTAGATCTCTAAGGAACTCATGGTGTTCCTCTTTTGGGATACAATCCAAAACTACTTTAATTCTTGGGGTTATGGGGACCATTATACCACCAGTCATATATTCAGCACCATCCTTCTCAATCAAACTAAGGTGGTTTTTTTCGTCTACATACAATGAGATTAATTTCACAATCTCCACACCGTCTGTGGAAGGGGTAACATGATAAACATTCATAATTTTAATTTTAATTGTTTACACAAAAATAGGTATTTTATTTTAATTGGCAAAAAAAAGAGGAAAAACTTTTCAGTAATCCCTCTTTCATAAAACATAGGTGTCAGAATGATGGTTCGGCTTTTATTTTACATGATGACCGTCCCCATGGTAGATTGTTAACTCAGCCCCACTGAGTGTTTTATTTTTAGTTGTGACAAAACCAACCACCCCTTTTACTTGTGGTGAACAAGAGGTTAGTTTTTCGACTTAAATTTCCCATGGTCGTCACTTTATGATTAATTTTGGGGTAAAGTGATTAAAACCCCCCTGTTCAACTTGTAGTTCTATATGAATAAGTTGCTGTAACCATTCTTTTGTCGGGTCTTAAAGAGGATTCGTTTATCCTCAAACCCAGTACACCTTTTAATAATGTTGTGGTAACGGAATCGTTCTGTTACTTTACCTAACCCTGAGTGGTCCCCCGTTTTCACGGTTTACACCCTTTTGTTTAGGAAGGTTTACAAAGCCTTCTCCATTGATCTTAATTTAGCTTTTTTAATTTTGCTGCAATTATTCCTCAATACCACAATATTTTCAAAGAACTTTAACAATCTAGACACCGAGTATCTTTCATCACCTATGAAGTGCTAGACCGTTACTTGTTCGTATCTTTCTGAATTAACAGTTTCATTCATAATATTAACAGGTGTTAAACTGTTAGGATTAGAAATGACTGATTTCATAATTGAGGGTGAAAACCCGCTGATGAGACATGTGTTCATCTCATCAAAGGTTGCTGGGAAGTTACCTCCGCTGGCGTTCAAGTTCCAGAATATAATTCCAGGTCTTGTGTAACCAGCTTCGGTATACATTTCCTCAACCATTTGTAACGCTGTTGGGTTCCATTCAGATTCACCTCTCCACCCATCACTAGTTGCCTGATTAAACATCATGTCCGATAGAATTAATACCTTGGTTGGCATTTCCTCTTGTGGGACGTTAAACTTAACCGCTTGTTCTAGTAATGTTTTGAAAGCTGCCTCCAAATCAGTGGACATTCCCCATTCAGCTCTAGCTAGTTGTCTGTATCGGTCACTTAAAGGACCTAACAACTTTTGAATTTGGGGGTTAGAAGAAAATGTCATAAACATATCCTTAAATGCCCCCTCATTTTTTTCCGAGATATACATACCCAAAGAAATAGCCACCTCCATACATGTAAGGTTTTTATTACCACCTACAGGTACCTCCATTGAACCTGATACATCCACCATAGGTAAGATTAGTTCATCAGAACCTTCCATCCAGTTTGGTAATGCTTTCCATTGTTCGTTAGCCAAATCTTTGTTATCACCAAATCTAAGATTTTTAGTGATGTCGTATGGGTATAGTGCTCCAGCGTTTACCTTCGTCTCACCATTCTTCAAAGATTCGATGAATTGGGTAAATCTTTCAGCATCATTACGACCAAATGCTTTACCGTATCTTGACATTGCCAAAGATGGTGTCTTTGGGTATTCAATCTCTTCCCATCTTTTTGAACACATTTTTTGTTCAACAGTGTTGGATAATGAAACAATCATTTTTCTTAGTTCTTTCGGTGTTACCTTTAAAGCTTTTCGTATTTTGTTAAACACTAAACCTTTTCTTGGCATCCACTTCGCAACTAATGAAGCTGTTTCAGGATTACTTAATCCTTGTTGGATTAGGGTGATAGCTTCACTTTCTAATTCGGTTCCGAATAGTCCGTGTACGTCATCCCATCTTCCATATTCAGGAATTAAGTCAAGATTAACCTTAACTGCTTGAGGGTGGTTTGTTGCTAGGTAGTTAACAACATCTCTAAAGATTTGTCTTTCACCAGCACCTTCTCTAACGTCTCTAGACCAAAAAAGAATTCTCATCGCAGTTCTTGGGTCTTCGTTGAAAGCTTTTGAAAACATAGAGATAACGTTCTCTTTGTTTTTTCCTCGCATTGCTCCGATGTTGAAGAACAGGTTTACACACTCGTTCAAAGAAGATGAGTTTGTGGTCATCCCGTTTGTAGTAGTTGTGTTTTCTGTTTGTAAAGCTTCCATTAATCTAGACATAATACTTTTTTTTTATTGTTTTACTATTTGATTGTTGTTAATTATAGTGACTATATTTTGGTTTGTCAACCCATTTTTTGATTATTTTACTATTTTTAACCCCATATCCCTCATTTTTAGAATTGATTCGGCGTTACCTTTAACGTCATCAACTGGGTTGTGAGTGTGTTTGGTGTCTCTAAGATATTTCCATTTAGCAAACATATCATTTTTAAAACCACAATAGATGTCACCTATTCTTCTAGAAGACCAACCAAATGGGTTTCTACCCACATAACGATGAAAATACCAGTTAATCCATGACGCATCATACCCATTATTGTCTGACATCAACGTGGGTCTACCGTTTGTGTTTTCTCTAATCCAAACAGCAAAAGCCTCCATCACCTCTTTTGGGTCATCAAATTGTTCGTGTTCTTCACGACTAAAACCACTAATAGCTAAAGCCTCTGGGTTATATTCTTTAGAAATTGGTTTTACTTTACCATAAAAGGTTCTTTCCAAACCATCTTCAACTATTACCGCCCCGAAACACACCATAGAGTTAATACCTTGTAGTGGACCATCACTTTCAACATCTATTACTATTAAATTTCTCATGGTACAAATATATAAAACATTTTATAATAAACAAAGATATTTATTATAAAATAACAAAAACAAAAATATATTATTATGAGTAAAGAAAAAATTTTAGGAATTATTCGTCACACGTTAACATTTGTCGGTGGTATATTAGTGATGAAGGGGTTAGTTGATGAGGCAATTGTTTCTGAGGTAATTGGTGGTGTGATGACACTTACTGGTACTATTTGGTCTGTGTTGAACAAAAAATAAAATTATTATTAATAAAAAAACCCGATTTAGGTCGGGTTTTTTAATGCTCTATAATTAAATTAGACCACTTCCATTACTTCTAACTCAAAAATCAATTTCTTTCCTGCTAGTGGGTGATTAGCATCTACTTTAGCTGTTGTCTCACCAATTTCAGTAACGGTAACATTAATAGGTCCTTGTTCTGTTTGTGCTTGTAACATGGCCCCAACCTCTACACCTTCAGGTAAATTTTCTTTAGGAACTTCACTAATTAACTCTTCTCTAATTTGTCCGTAAGCTTCTTCGGCCTTAATTTCAATTGTTTTCTTATCACCAGTATTTAAACCCATGATACCATTTTCAAAACCTGGAATTAATTTTCCTTCACCTACTACAAATTCTAGTGGTTCTCTTTCTACTGATGAATCAAAAATATTGTTATCTTCTAATTTTCCTGTGTAATGAACTTTTACTTTACTTCCTTTTTCAATCATTTTTTATGTTTTTATTTTTAATTATTCAGTAATAAAACTAATGGCGTTAAACCTTATTGTAAAGTCTTTTCATCGTTTTGTATTAATAAAGAACCGATTCTATATAATTTTCTTTTCCAATTTTCAGCTTTTTTATGGAATCTTTTTTCAAAAAATTTAAAAAATAAGTAAGGATTTTTTTTAGCTTTTTCGGGTACTGGTAACATATTGAAATCTATTCCATGTCGTCTTTTAATACCTTCATTACCTATTTTAAGTGTTTTATCCCATAAATTTATTAATGACTTGATGGCATCTTCTTTTGAGGAAAGGTTTATACCCATATCCTTCATACTTTTTTTTCCTTGTAAAAGCATATTTAAAACCTCAAAAGGATTAAAGTTGTCCACACCAATAGACTCAGAAGGTAATTCAAACTCTTTTATATACTCTTCAGCGTCAAAGTTTTCAAGTAAACTCATTTGTTTCCAAACTTCGGTTTTTTTTAATTCACTTAAAAATTCTTCTTTGGTATTAATGCCTCTTTCTTTAAATTCGTAATATAACTGAGTTACTCTAGCATTTATCTCAAAAGAAAGGTGTAAATAAACTAAATATAAAAAATTTTTCCACCAACCAATCTCTACTTCGTTTAACATCGGATGGTTTGTTAATGCATTTAAAAGAGTTTCTTTACCATAATGAGATTCACCTCCAGCTTCAACTTGTTTAATTTTTTGGTAGGTGTGTAATAATTCATGGGATACAGTGGATTTAAATTCAGATAAAAATTTATTATTAGGACCATTAGTTGGTATAATAATATTAAATTTAAAAGCCACATTAGGGTAAACAGCTGTTTTACCTATATTACTAAATTTTTGTGTTAAATCTGTTACTACTGAGGCTTCAATTGAGGCTCTGTCTTTTCCATATAATTCTTCAGGTATTGCTACCACATTAAAAGAAACTTTAGGTCTCCAAAGGGGTAAACTTTTAAACATATCTGATTTTATAAATTGGCCCATATCCGAATAACCATTAAACTCCATTAATCTTTCCATAAATTCATCACCTGGAATAACAATATTTTCTGTTCTATAGGCTATATCAGTAATCTCCTCACCACTATCTGGGTCTGTATAAGTTATTTCACCTTCTTGTTCATACCCATCTTTACTTTTTTCAGCTATTACATCAGTAATAATTTTAGTAAAAGAATTAACCCATGGTGTTATTGCTTTAGGAACACCCATTATTTCTTTTAGTAATTCTTTCTTCTTCATATTAAACTCTTTTCCTATAAATATGCTTAATTGAAGTTGGGTAATGTTTTTAATTGTTTTAATTTATCTTCTTCTATGCTACTCAACTCTTTAGGTAAGATAGGGTTTAACGTTACTAACATATCACCACTAATATTTGTTTGCGTATCGATAAAACCTTTACCTCTTAACCTAAATGTTTTATTCATCTCAGATAATTTAGGGATTTTTATTTTTACTTTACCATCCAAAGTCTCAAATTCTTTTTCTGTACCTAGTAAAACATCTAAAATAGGGACATCTAATTTTCTTTTTAAGTTTAAACCTTCTAACTGATATGTTTTATTTGGTTTTATGTTTATAACAAAATAAACATCACCTCTAACACCTCCTTTGATATTATCACCTGCATTAGGGTAAGTATACATTGTACCGGGTGTCATCCCTTTTGGTAGTTCTAAATCTAAGTGTGTTATTTTATTTGTAAGACCTCTACCACTACAGGTATAACAAACTGATTTAAATATTTTACCACTACCACCACAATTATTACACATAAAAGCAAAAGGCCCTTGTCTAACATGCCCATGTCCATTACATTGATTACAAGTGGTGGGTTCAAAACCACCTTCCCCATCACATTTTTGGCAAGATTCTTTTATATTGTAGTTAATTCTTTTTTTAACCCCATGATAAGCTTCATCCAACTCTAAATCCAACACCAACTTAATTGGTTTTGCTTTAAATTTTCTTTGTTGGTTAAATGGGTTTTGGTTTTTTGGTTTTTGTTTCCCTGTTAATACCTCATGAGCTTCAGATATTTTTTTGAATTTTTCTTCAGCCTCTTTGTTATCAGGATTTAAATCAGGGTGGTATTGTTTACTTAACTTTCTATAAGCTTTTTTAATATCTTCTTGACTAGCATTCTGATTTAAACCTAAAATATCATAATATTCTTTCATTTGTTAATAATAATAGTGTGGACATTTATAGTAAATATAATTATTATTAAAGATATGTATCAAATTATATTGACTGAAAACGATAAAAAAATTAAAACCCTCTATGAATATAGTAGGGAACACGATGCTTTATATCGTTTTACAAATATATCTAAAAAAGTAGTTCATTACCCTAAAAAACAAGTTTATAAAGGCAAGGTTTTAACTGAAGTGAGTTATCATATTCTTTTAATTAAAAAAAGAGAAGAGGGTGATAAAAGTATTATTGTTAGAGATAATTATGGTAAGTTATTGGAATCTTTTATGGAAGACCCTAATTGGGTTGTTTTAGGTCGTAATGAATACCAACTAGAAGAACAATTTTCAGTAACAGATGCTAATAGAAAATTAAATTTACAAGAAATTATTAGGTATATCTTACTATCAAAATTAAGTTCTAAAAATCCTAAACAAGTTTTAATGTTAAATAATAAAATTATTGTAGAAGGAATAAACTTAAACGTGATAACTTGTAAAAATATGGATGAAACTATAAGGCTTTATAATAAATTACGTTTGCATTGTTTTGATAACAAAGTACAGGATGTAATATTTTTTGGTTCCATACCTAAAACAGATAAGAGTATTTGGTATAAAAAGATACACGATTTAACAGGAATTGATTATAATCGTTTGTACAGAAAGTCTAGTCGTTAATTAAAATATTTTTCAGAAAACTAATTCTATGTTCTTCTGTTACACCCACTTCTTTTATTGCATCTATATGTTTTTTTGTCCCATAACCTTTATTAGAATTCCATTCATACTTGGGGTATTCCTCATGTAAATTTTTCATATACTCATCACGAGTTACTTTAGCTACAATAGATGCGGCAGCAATAGATAAATAAGTGTTGTCACCCTTAACAACACAAGTATAAGGTATATCCTGTATTGATTTAAATGAATTACCATCTACCAATATATGGTCTATTTTTGTTTTTAGATTTTGAATAGATTTATTCATGGCCAAAAAAGTGGCTTCTTGTATGTTTATTTGATCTATTTCTTTAGCTGAAACCATAGAGTAAGATATTTCTATCGCATTATCCTTTATTAACTGATAAGCTAAATTTCGTTTTTTTTCTGATAATTTTTTAGAATCTTTGATTAAATCTGATGTAAAATCTTTTGGTAGGACTACTGCTGCAGCAAAAACAGGTCCAGAAAGACATCCCCTTCCCACCTCATCAACACCGGAAATATGATTTAAATGAGATAAATGGGGCGGTGTGTTAATCAACATTTTTAGTAAATTTAAAATTAACACCAAAAATATCTACTTCAAAATCTTCACTAAGTTCTGTTGTTAGATAATCTTTTTTTTCCTCTTTTATTTCTTTATGTATTTTTTGGTGATTGTTTTCATCTAACTCAAACACAATTTCTTTTGGTAAAATAAATTTACCATTCTTGGTTTCATCCATATTAACTAATGAATACGCAAAATCAACAAAATTTTTTAACTCCATCCTAAAACTTTTTTAATTTTTGACCAAATACTTGGTTTTTTAACCATTTTATTTGGTTCCATTAAAAATTTTTCACCCAAACCATTTTTAATTTCTTCAATGAATTTGTTTTTCTTCATATCAGTTATCATAGACTCTTGTAACATTTTTCTTTTTTCTAACTCTATCTCCCATTCTTGTCTATTCATTATAAGATATTTTTTGTGTGTTTAATAAAACTTTCTCTTAAATTTAATAAAGGTTTCACTAATTGGAAAGTATCTGACCATCTTTTATGCATTGGTGACGGTAAGTTTGTTTCATTATGCCAACCAAAATCATCGTTCTCATCTAATTTTAGACTAGGTTCAAATTCTTGATCAACAAAACCAACAAAAACATGAAACATTTTAGTATCTTTTACTACGCCAACTTTCTTAATATTGTCAATAAATGATGGATCTAAATTTATCTCTTCTTTTATTTCTCTTTTAACCGTTTCTAAGGGTGTTTCACCCCCTTTATCCATCTTACCCGTTAGAATGGACCAAACGATAGGTTTGGTTGCTCTATGCAACAACATAAAGTTATTAGTATCTTTTGCTATTATTAAAATTCCTACAGACTCTTTCATTTTTTATTTGATTTGTTCAAGTTACCCTCATAAGTGATACCATTAATTTTTCTAGTTGTTGCCCACAAAGGTTGTAAATTATCTAAAGAATTAACAATGTGAACTGGTGTTGTTTTATCGAATCTACTTACTGGTTTAATATGGTCAATATGCCAATCACCATAGTTACCCCATGTCATACCTTCAGTAAATAAACTTTCCAAATGTGTTTTTAATTCATCAGGTGTATAACCCAATATATCAATTGTTTTGTTAGTTTTATTTTGATCAAGTCTTTTTAAAGCGTTTTTTAATGTACTTCTCCATATTTCGATATGTGGGTTTTCTTTATAATATCTTTTTCTATATTTGCGTTTATATTCATTAATTTTATTTCTGTTTTTTTTATTGTATTTCACTTTATCTTTTTTTATTTTT